TGCCGTTCTCTGGGTCTGGAACATATTTTGGTCTTATCTTTGTCTTACGAAGGTCTTTACCTACAATTGATGTACCTCTTGGTATGATGACACCACCACGAACACTATTTAATTTGAATAGTTCGTTATCAGGTGATGTTAAATCAAAGTTACTACCTAATCCAAAAGGACTTAATATCTGATTAGTATTTCCAAATCTTGTTGTATATCTTGCTTCTGAACTTACGTCAACAGGTATGAATCCTGGCCTGTTGTCCACGGTATGTGTACCAGCGGCGAGGATTATGGTTGTTAAATCAAACTTATCATTTCTTTGCCCTACAACATAAGAGAACCTAGCAGCTTCAATCAGAGCTCTCTGTATCGTTTTAAATGGTCGTGTTTGGGAGTTTCCTTGGTTTTCAATACTATCAGTCGCATCCAATTCGTTGGGGTCAACGTAGATAACATTACCTTGTATATTCTTTAGAAAATTCTCCAGTCTTGAAAGAGGCATCCTATTCTTCTCTAATTACAGATTCTGTCTAAGTTTATTTATTCAACGGAATAATACCAAAAGGAGAGAGCATACCTCTCTGAATCCTCTACCTTATCCACATAATGAAGATTTTTTGTATTTTCAAAGATAATTAATTTTCCTGGCTCTGGTTTTACTACTCTATCTTCAAAAATTAAGTTTCCACCCTCAAAATCATTATTTAGATACAGCATTGCTGCAACTTTATTTGGTGTGTGAACATTATTACTATCAAAGTGAGGTTTCATAAATGTTCCGATTGGCCATCTAACGATACCAACATAACCTAACTGACAATCAACTAAACTTTTACACTTTTCAGTAACCTTTGTAACAACCTCATCATCGTCTTCGGGTGTTATAGGATCAACATTGTTTCCATAATATGTAGCACCATGATCAGTCCATTCAATATTTGTAGAATAAACATCATCACGACTTACATTTTCACTCTTATTTAACGTAGCATAATCTATAAGTCTTTGACACTCACTCAAAGAAATAAAATTCTCTTCTATGTAAGGGAAACTCATTTGGTGACTGTGTTTGGTGGGCCATCAAATCGAGGGTCTTTTGTATTCTTCTTATCAGAATCAACCTTATTTGGATCATAGTTTGGATCTGGATAATCCTCCCAACTGTTGCCCTCATATTCAACTATCAAAGGATTGATATCTTTTCTTTCGCCATATACATGATAAAAACAATCAATGGTCGATAAATCAGTAATCAAATCAGTATTAGTTGAATCCTCTGCAATGACAATAAATTCATTATTAAACTCTTGAATTACAAGATTTTGATTTGATCCAATCGGTTGTAACTGAACAGTGATACTATCTTCATGAACTAAGTCTTTCCAGTAATCAGGTAAATTAATTACGTTAGACTCTTTTAATCTACCACGACAGTAAACTGCAACTTCTGGGCCTTCAATACAAGCATAACGAAGTCGATGACCCTCACCTTTTGTGGGATGAACTAAATCAAATGGTTTTGGAGATGCGTCTGCAGCAGCAAATCTAGATGCAAGTCTTCCCTTATTACCACAATCAACTGCACCAGTAAAAGTCGCATCTCCAGTAACGAAAAGAACATCTGGGCCACTTCCACCAGCAACAAACAATCCATTAGATGTTTTACCATCACCTAATATTCTAACATTACCATCAATCGCTGCTGCTAAATTAACATTTAATTTTGGTTGTTGGTCAAGTGGAAGTTGAGTTGCTGACCCACTACTAACATTCAATACTCCTTGATAGTCACCTTGAGTTCTGCCTGCACCATCTCCAACGACCACAGGGCCATTCAATATTGCAGTTCCAGTTGGTGTTTGATCTTTTTCACCCTCTGGTTGTGAGACATCGTTCGACCCAACAACTAATTTATCTGTTTGTGTTTTAACTATTTGCATTTATTCATCTCCAAGAGTTGTAGGTGTAGCTAAGATATCTTTTTTAAGAGTTTGTGTCAACACACCAAAGTCCATGTCACCATGAGCAGCAGCTAATGAGAATCCATACTTAAGTTGAAAGAATCCTTTACTTATTATATCAACTCTATTAGTAGCGTCAACTAATATTTTTTCACCTTGAAGTCGTATATCTGGTGCTTTTGCATTAATAATACGATTCGCACTCAAAATAATCTGTCCATCTTGACCACCACCATTGGCATCAAGAGTAATATTTCTTCCTCGAAGTGTAATGTTACCATTATAACAATCAACAATTACATCACCATTTTTACATCTTATAATCTTTGCTGGAAGTTCAGTGTTATCACCAGCATTTCTAACTTTTAATCCAGTACCGAGGACTTCCAAAGATTGCCCTGGCGTGTATAGAAGAGATTTACCAGTTCCAGGCCCACCTTCAGTTCCACCTTGACCTGTGTTAGAGTAAAATCCAAAAGTTTGAGATTCCTGTGTTTGCACCTCAAAATTTGACATTCCGTGTATGGAATGCATTGAACCACTACTGAAAGAATACCTTTCTTTGCAATCTCTCTCGCAATTTTTTCTATCTTTAGGTTTAAAAAATGGCATGTTTACTTCTCAATACAACTGATTACAGTTACGACAGCATCCTGAGATATTTGAGCAAGTTCAGTTGCGTCTTCAATCTTAGTAAATTTAAGAACAGGTGTCAATCTAGCACCACTACCAGTGTCACTATTTATGACTAAATCTGGAATGCTGGTGAATCCGAATCCACCATTAATGACATTTGCTCCTGCCACCAGTCCATCTTCAATAATTAATTCTACTTCTGCTTGACCGATTCCCTGTGATACCTCATCACCTAACGTATCACTCACAGTTCCACCTTCAACTGCAACTGTATCACCATCTTGATATCCAAATCCTGTGTTCGTAAGAACGACATCAGCTATTGAACTAACATAAGACACAGAACCATCATAATTTCCATCTGGACTTGGAATTACTTCCTTAACATTTCCATCAAGATCAGTTTCTGTTGTATTTGGTAGATAGTTTTGGCCAGGGCTTGTGATTACAACTTCATCTACTGAACCATCTTTGATTCTAACAAAACCTCCAGCACCGTATCCATTTTCACAACTATCAAAGAATGATAGTAAGGGTGGTTCTGTATATCCAGAACCTTTACCAGTAATTGCAACACCGATTACTTGACCAAGAACATTAATAATTGGTTCGCCAGTTGCACCTTGACCACCTAAAGGAAGAGGGCCAAGAAAATCAACTCTTGGTGGGCCACATCTAAGAACATTCGTTGAACAATTAGGTGCGGATGGCACTGCTGGTATTGCTCCATCCAAAGATGGTAATCCTGGCAATTGCGGAATTGCACCATCAATTGCATCTAAAAGAGGATTAACAAAAGAACTTACACCTATCTTAGGGATTAGATTACTAAAATCATCAGGTAATGCTTTTCTAATTCCATTTTTTGAAGAGTATGAAGTATTTTCTGGGCAATTCATTTGATCACAATCTAAAACACCTGTAATGATATCAGCAAACTTTATCGCATTTGAAAATGTTTTACTAGGAGCATTAATGCCACCACCTTGAATTGAATTTAATTGATCGAATATACTTCCAAGACTTGTATCTAAAATATTATTAATTTGTCCGAACATGTCACCTAAGAAGTTTTCAACACCACAAATAGGCACATCTAAAAGTTGACCCAACATATTCTCTAAACTCTTCATCAAGTAATCACCAAGTTGATCCTGTATTTTTTCAAAGTTACAATATATCGTATTAGATAAAGCATTTGTAGCTTCTCCAGCGACACCCTGTAATGGTTTTGGAACTTTATCCTTAAAAGTTGTGGATAGTTTGTCCAAAGTTTCTCCTATTACATATGAACGACCCCGACGAACTAACTTAGTCACTGAGTTTTGAATACGATTTGATGTTAATTTTAACTCTGCCTGCATATCAACAAGGCCACCATAGAGAGGATTAACAAAAACATCTGATGAGTTTAATTTTTGAAAGACTTTCATCTTTCGAGAAAACTCCTTCATTTCATTACTTATCTTTGATATCTCATTATCTTCACATGCGGTAGAGCTATCCATTTCAAACTCTGTATTTGCATTAACATTCTCTTCTGCAACAGTTTTGTCAGACGCATTTGGAAAATTACCACTCCACTCTGAGTCTTCAGCACCACTACCTCCACCATTAGCACCGTTACCATTGCCACCACTACCTGTGACTGACCTTTGTTGATCACCAGCAGTTGCTCTCACATCTGGTGGCGTATATGGAACAAAACAAGTTTGTTTTTTTGCGTTGAACTGAGAGTTTTTTAATCCATCTTTGATATAACTTTGTTTAAATAGAGTTCCAAAAATTATAGGTTGTTGAGCATCTTCACCATCAAGAAAAAATCCAACAACAACTTCCCCACCATGATATTTCATGGATGAACCAAGTCCTCCAGTGGTTGACATATTGGGTGGTAAAAGAACGTGTGCTAGTGGTAGTTGGTCATCAGGTAATTCATCACCGCATCCATGATATCCTACGATACGAACACGACATCGGTGAGAGTAAATAGGTTCGCCATTTTCTGCGTTTTTCTTCTCTAAAAGATTATCCCACTTTCCTTTCTTTGGATCAGTAACTTGACCGATCCACCACTGCATTGGGTCTTTCCCTATAAAATCAGTTGTCTCTTTATACATCTAATTAATCATCATAGATTAGGCATTCAGGCTCATCTGGATGCATGTCACAAAATAGTTCTAAAGCATTTGGGTCATGATGATCGCCTGCTTCGATTTCTTCTTTGTGATGTTCGACATACTCTTCAAGTTCATGTAACTCCTCTTTCGCATGTCTTCTTGCTGCTGGATTGGCCTGTGGGTCATCAGCAATCTTTTTATCGTATTCAATGTG